TGATTCAAATCGAGAATGCTGATAAGCGTGAAGACGCACAGCGTAATATGGCTTGGTTTGCATTATTTGGCATGCTCTTATACCCGTTCGCAGTAGTACTTGCTGTTCTTATGGGATTAGATCAAGCATCTAAAACATTAGGCGATATCGCACCAACATATTTTGTGTCAGTAGCGGCTATCGTTGCGGCATTTTACACAACTCAAGCTTACTCAAATAAGTCATAATAGGATATACCAATGGCTCAGCCACCTAATAGTAATAAGCCTCAAACAGTAGATATCACATCTAAGTCAAGCATGGGACTTTCTGATGATTTGATGAAGATGATGACTCCTGCATTAGACTCTATTAGGTCGTCACTTAGCGATCAGACTAAGATCATGAGCGCCACATTCAATCTTGGAGTTGAGAATGCTCGTAAGGCTGGTCTAAAAGCCAATCTCGCACAGTCTAAGGCTGCGGAAGCGAGTGATAAGATCACAGCAAGTGTCGCCCCAAGTGGTGGTGGTGATGGTGGTGATGGTGGATCTGGCGGCATGAGTATGTCAATGCTTGGTTTAGGATCTGGAATTGTAGCAGTTGCCGCATCTCTTACAGGATTTGATGCTGCCATTAAAGCTATGGCATTACCAGGAAAGTTCAAGACCTTCAACACGAACTGGACGAAGTTTACTGATGAGATTGTCTACATGGGCATTCGCATTGAAGAGTTTGCTAAAAAGGTTAAAGCTTTTAAGCCTAAACTTCCAAGACTACCAACGATAAGCTTTTTAGATGCGGATGGAAAAGCATTCGACTTTGGTAAGGTTTGGGGTGAGACTAAATTAGCAGGCAGATTGGGTGATATTAGTCGCAGTGTTAATGGCTTCTTTGATAGGATTAAAAGTGCTATAGACATGAAGTGGACTGCCGCCTCAGAATTAGTAGATACTAAGGTAACAGGAATTAAGACAGGTGTCAATGGGTTCTTCGATGGCATAAAGTCTAGTATAGACACAAGATGGACTTCTCTAGCAGACACATTCGATACTAAGATATCGGGAATTAAAACGGGCGTTAATGGATTCTTTGACGGAATCAAAACCTCAGTTGATGGTAAGCTTGTTCAGGCAGCAGATTCGCCTCTTGCGAAATCCTTAGGTGAAATAAAGGGTTCTGTTGGAAAATTCTTTGATGGTCTACCGAGAATGAAGATAACGATACCCGAGGGTATTACTGGTCCGGGTAGTATATCAGAGACTATTACTAAGGTATTTGGCTCTCTAGATGGCGGTGGAATATTAGGATTCTTAGGCAAAGTTGGAGGGTTTCTTAAACCGCTACTCACTCCTTTCGAGTTTATTTTAAAGACTGTAATGCGTCCATTCACTCAAATACTGCTAACAATTATCGACTTCGTAGTTGGCTTCTATGAGGGATTCACTAGCGAAGAGGGTACCATGATGGATAAAGTCACTGCTGGTATCGAAGGCGGACTTCTGGGAGTCGTTAAAGGTATCACTGAAGCAATCGACTTGATCTTTATCAAATTACCCGCTTGGATATTAGAGAAACTCGGATTCGATGGTGCCGCAGAAGGCTTAAGGGAATTCAGTTTAACAGAATTAATCGACCCAGCTTGGGAAGCAATTAAAGGTTTCTTCAAAAATCTCTTTAGTGATCCTAAGGGAACGATGAAGGCGGCAGCCAGTTCGTTTGGTAACATGGCAGAAGAGTTAATGAAGACAATTCTTAGAGCAGTTCTTCCAGATCCTACAGCAAGTTTAATGTCTTTTGCAGGCTTAGCGGCTGCCCCATTAAAAGCCACTGGAGTATATGAGTATGCTGGAATAGACTCAAGCAGTGGTGAACTATTACCGTCAGCGATAAGCTCTACAGCTTCATCTTCAGCGGCAAGTGCTTTAACAGCAGATGCTTCAGCGACAAAAGGTGGTGGAGGAGGTTCTGGAGTTACAGTAGTCAACTCTGCTCCAACATACGTCACTAAAGGCGGTAATCAAATCAATCAACAATATACAATGGGCAAAATATTCTCACTCTCTCAAGGATCTACTGCAGGATTCTAAGTAAAAAAAAGGGGATGCGATTGCACCCCCTTCTTCCCCATACTAGTAGAGATTAATCTTCAGCTAGACTCTTGAAAAAATCAAGTGAATCATCAGCATCAGAACTATCGTCTGCCGTTTGCATGGTCGGTGATGGACTCGCAACAGTTACCGGAGCAGATTGCTCCTTAAACTTAGGAGTGAAATCCATCGCCGTATTGTCATCCTCGGCAGTTGAGCTGGGTGCGTGTTTACTGCCATCAAGTCCTAGAACCTTATACAATTTTGCTTTCAGTTCATTGTAAGACTTGAAGTTTTTAGGATCGACAATATCGGACAGGGAATGCTCTTTACCCCAAACTTCTTCTAAAGTTTCTTCTGCTACTGCTGTACCAGATGAATCACTCAACGGTGCTACCGAAGAGAACTCAGACTTATCGTAGTTACGATAGCCTTCTACTTGACGAATTTTAAGTTTGAAGTCAGCACCTTCCCAGAAGTCGAATGGGTTGATCGGATCTTCATCAGCAAACTGAGGATTCATAGCATCGTTCAGTTTGTCGAAGATTTTCTTACCAAACTTGTACAGATACACTTGACCTTCACGAGAAGGGTTTGCACTATCTTGTACGATGTAGATATTCGCAGTGTATGACAACCTGCGCTTCTGCTTACGAGCAGTTTCTTTATCTTCATCATGACCAGAATTCCACAGCTTAGAGTTATACTCTGAGACTGGATCATCTTGACCTAAAGTTGTAAGAGAGTTTTCGATGTACCAACCACCGGGTCCTTGAAAGCCATGGTCCCACGCACGAACGAAGGGCATATCTTCACCTGACGGTGCTGGTAAAAAACGAATCACTGCATAACCATTGCCGGCTTTGTCTACTTCTGGTTTCCAGAAGCGGTCATCGCCTTTGTTGTTATTGGGTGATCCCATCTTCTGTAACTGAGAATTCAGTTTATCGAAAGATGAAGTACGTGCCTTCTTTAAGGCTGAAAATGATGTTGTCATATTAGTTTTCCTGTATTTTGCTATATATAGCGGTTTATGTTACGATTTATATCTCGTTGTATTGGTCTATTATACTAGACCGCGGTGTATTTGTCAAGACATATTTGGCGCATTTTTGATTTATCGTAAGATAAAAATGGCTTATATTTCTTAACTGTCTTATTTATACTCGGGTAAACTATCGTATCGTTAATAGACTTATCCCAGTACTTGAAGCACCCTGTCAGATCATCTAGGATGACCAGAGTTTCGATGCACAATTGCTTCATGTTAAAGAGCTTAAGTATGCGAGGATACTGTCCATTCTCTACAATGAAGTTTTGGTTAAAGTCTTCGTATAACTCATCAAGATCATTCTTGAATATGTAAGACAAAGACTGTTGCCGTTTTTGCCACTCAGTATAGTTCGTATTCGCATCTTCACTATCTACTAAGTTGCCTATCCAAATGTCGGGGTTTACGATCAAATTTGCTAACACAAAGTCTTTCGAGTCCTTACGTTTAGATAGTTTATAGAAGAAAAACTTATCTCTTCTATTCTCAAAGCTATCAACACTTAATCGCATCTTTCCGCCATACTTAACAAAATCATAAGATGTGGTAAAATGCTTTCTCATCGCCATGTAATAACTATAGAGATCAAATGCATCCCTTGTTGAATACATAGACGATGAGGTCATACTGGTAGCCTTACTAGTTTTTCAACCATGTTTAGTTCTTCAGCTTCCTTATATATCTCTGCTTTTAGAACTGGTGATCTTCGAATTATCTCTCCGATAACTTCAACTTCTAACTGATTCCTATCAGCGTAATCAATAACGGCATCAATGTATGGTACACCAGCGGCGATATGTTTAGAAATCTCAGTCATTATACGTTGAGAATTTAGCTTATTTAAGATTTCAATCTCTTGTTTCTGTTCTGAAATTTTCATATCCTCCTTATCCGTTAAGTGTTTTAATGCCTAGTGCCCAGTTCTCTGCCGCATCTTCTGCGTAATGGAGAGATTTGCCAGCGAATATATCTCGCTTAAACCACTCAGCATCTCCTATGCCCATGTAGTAGTGAACTCCATAGACGCCATTCTCTTCAAAAACTTCTGCTCTAGCACCATCGGTGTCTTCTTTGTAGAAAGTTTGCAGTGTTTTCATTATGGTACTCCTTTATTGTTAATACTAGTATAGTATAACATCAAAAGCACCGCCTGTCAAGTGCTTATTTAACACTTTCTAACAAAGCTTCGATCTCTTCGATCTCGGACACTAATTCACTCATATTCTGTTTGTGGTAGATACGAGCCATTTTACCTAGATATTTTTTTGGAATACCAACATCGTCTTCTAAGGAGATGATTGCTTCTTTGACAAAATCACGTTCCGCTTCTTGTCGAAGGTACGAGTTACTGATTTCGTCCATACAGTCTTTGATGCGCTTTTTATCTACATCGCTTGAGGGTAGTATAATTCCTGTCATAATTTATTCACCATGTTATGTTACATTAATATTAAGTTGGTGCGTTGAGGTGCACCAAGCCTACTCTTTTAGAATATTCCCTATTCTTCTAGAATTTAAATGCGGCACCGATAGCGATATCGCCTCGATTCCACTTATCATCATATGAAACTTTTGCTGTCAATGTTGTATCAACGATAGACACTGCATCAAGATCATAGTTCATGCCAAACTCAACTCCTGTGTACTTTACGTCACGCAGATTCAGTTCATGCATCTCAGCATAAAAATCTACTTTAGGCAATGCACTTGGATTGTACGTTGCTTCGATTTCGTATGTAGACGTCCATGTTTGACGGTCTGTATTATACCATGTTTCGACTGTGTTGTCAAGTGCAAGTGTCGGGCTTAGGTCTACTGCGAATGCAGTGTTTGCAGTCATCATAGCGGCTGCGGTGAGGGATACTAGTTTCATATAGGTTCTTTCTCTATTGTTTCGTTTAACTTTAAAAGTGCCAGTTTCTGTTGACAGGTACTGGCGGACCCCGTACAACTATGCCGCTAGGGCGTAGTCTACAGGAGCAAAATTATCGTTTGCGTTTACTTTAGTTTTCTTGCGTTAACGGAGCTCGTACCCGGATTCTCCACTTTTCTACCCTGCCAGTCGATTCCCAGTTCAGCCCCATCATAAACATACTAGTCACTTAGTACGCTTATGGTGGAGCTGTCGGGATTCGAACCCGAGTCCTGTTCAGTATCAATCTGCTTCAACAAATCAAATTGTAGATCAACAGAATCGCTGAACTACGTCTTATTTATACAGTATACTTGATTATAATGCTCTTGTCAAGACATTAATCAAAAAATGTGTAACCATAATACATCGCATATGCCCATAAAGCTAACCATGCGAGACCCTTCACTAAGAAGAATGTGAAAGATAGGATCATTATAACACGTGATCTCTTACCTGTCAATGCTTTCCTGAGCCTAGATATCATTTAATATTATAGCTCTGGAAAAAGACACTTCTGGATGAATAAGTCTACGTCATCTGGATCGATGCCTAGGCTCTTCATGACATTTGGTGTGTGAGGATTCTGCTTCTGATAATGTGCATAGTTATTCTGTGTCGCTATGCCTAATTCGTGTGAAGAATATCCGTTGTAATTACCGACTTCTTTTAGATAGTATGATAGTGTTTCCATTGCCGCACCAGTTATCTGTGCGATCTCTGCG